CTGGCTTGAAAGCTTCCCAGCAAGAGATCCAGTTCCAAAAATTTTATCTCCTCTTAATGCCTCAAGTCCAGTATCGAGTTGCGAAATTTTATCTGTTGCTCCAGATAGCTTAACAATATCTCCGAGTCCATATCTTGTGAGTGACTCCTGAAGTCTTGGAATTGCTTGATTGGATGTGCTTACAAGCCTGCGGAGTGCATCTTCTTCAGTTGTTAATCTTCCTCTTGCTGCTTCTTTTTCTTTTCCAGTAAGACTTAATTTTGTTTTTCCATCTGCCGCAAAACCAGCAGTTCTTAACTGCTGAACCCGTAGCGTGTCTGCCTGGTTGTAAATATCATTTATTGCGCCTTCAACATCATTTGTATTTTGAATAATTTGCTTTGCATTCGCACCAAGTGATGGCGAATCAAAGTCGCGTATAGAACGCCCCAGCGAGCGAAGGGTTGCCTTATCCTTGTTATTTAAGTTTTCTGCGCCAATCTGTCCAACTTTTGCAACGGCTGCATAATAATTGTTTACAGCCTGTGTAAATGTTTCTGCTGGCTTATCCTCAAGTTTAGGCGTGTTAAACTGATAATCTGCTTTTGCCTGCTCAATATTGTATGTTTTGCCTACAACTTTTTGGGTTAATGGTTTCCCGTTTACAATTACTGCTCTCCCATTTTTGATTACAGGAACTTGTTTGGTTGTTTCAACATAATACGTTTTTGGATCAAGACCGTATGATTGAATTTCTGCAATGAAAGCGGCATTCGGATCTGGTTTAGCTGCTGGTTTTTTTGCCATTAGAATATTCCAGTTTTAGGTATTCCGCGAAGATAATCAACTTGTTCAATTCCGCTATTCTGCTGAACATTCTGTGGTACTGCACCCATAGGCGATTGACCATAAAGGCGAGCGAACTGAAGTGCTGCCTGCTGGCCTAGTCCACGCTGGGTTGCAAAAGTATCTGGAGCCATTTCAAATTGACGGCGCATAGCTTCCAGTGAGCGTTGTGGTCCAAGTTCTCGCTCGACTTGTAGCCCAGCCTGTGCGCTTGACTGAAGATCGAGCGCGCTCATCTGACGTTCTAGTTCACGCTGGCGAGGAGAATACTTCTCGCGAAGGCGTTGTTCTAGGGCAGCTACTTCTGGTTGCTTCTGGATATATGTCTCCAATGAGGAGCGATAGAAAAGATCATTTGCCCTCGAAGCCTCAAGTGGGTTCGGAGGCGGTGGAGGTGCAGGAATAGAAGGACCGCCACCCATTAGAGTAAAGCCTTTCGCATAAATTTCATGTAGTTATAACTCCTTGGTTTGCCAGAACGATTAAAGGTGATCCGCTTGCGGGGACCGAAACGCTCCCAAAGGAGCAACAGCAAGCACTTTAAGGATTTAGCACCCTTTGAGGAGATCGTCAAGTCAACAAAGACATTCTCACCATCTTCGCTATGAACATAATGGTCAGCCTTTTGCCCATCCTTGACGCACCTAGCCAAAGCCACCCCAGCTATACCTTCCTCATCCCTGACAATCCCGACCATGCCCTGATTCTCGAACCATCCAAACCACTCAGCCAGGTTAGGCCACATAGACTCCGGCACGCCACTCTCCTCAATGTACTCTATGGCGGTCATATATTCTTTTGCACTTGGATGGTGTCGGGGTTGGCCGCAAGGATGACGGAGCGAATCGCTAGTTTCTTTGACGGAGATTCCACTTTAATCCGCATATTGCGCCACTTCTGGTACGAGCGCAGGCTGTCGGCTCGCATATTGGTGGTTTGGGCAGACAGGGTTGCGGGCAGGGTAAAGGGCAGGGTCAAGCCACCAGGCGTGGCTGTATTTACATTCGTACCTAGCGTAACAAACTGCGAGTCTGATTCCCGCTTCATCGAGATCGTAGCACCCGTTGACGACGAGAAGTAAAACTCTATCTCATAGTGCGAGCCGTACTTTTGGGCGATGCGATCATCAAAATCATACGCTTTAGTGATAAGATAACTGCCGTAAGTGCCAGTTGTGCCAAAGTCCTTAAACTGCGTGTCGCCGTCCGCCTCGGTATCGGGGTCTAGGTAATCAAAGCTATGCCCTAACTTGCCCGTGGGCGTGCCAATGGCCAGCTTAGGTCCAGTAACGGTGTAGCCAGCTGAGAAGTTGGTTTGGTACATGGCCGACGCACCAATGTTCCAGAAGCCCTCAAAGGCGTTAAAGAGCAAGTTGTAGACAATGGTATGACTGTTAGTCGTGGCGGAATCCAGCGGCACGCTCAAGTAGTACCGATTATTGTGAAACTGCCCCAAGCATTTGGAATAGAAATTCTTGTTGATCCTAGCGATTACATCTTTAATCGCCTCGGAAATTGGTACGCCGACAATAAAGTAATCGTCTGACAAAGAGCGTTGCACCGAGCGGATGCCGTCCTCGGCCAAGAAATAAACATCCTTACCCGCAAAGCTGACCGATCTGCCAGCAATACAGCCTATGCGGTCGTTGATAAGCCGCACTGTCCAGCCCGCAGCGGTAGAAGCAGTGGGATCAGCTGTGACCAAGTAAATCTTGCTAGGCTTAAACACCAGTAGCTCGTAATCAAAGAACGGTTGGATGGCAACAATATCTTGCCCGTCATCGCCACCCACCACAATTGAGTTAGTCGTTTTCCATACTTCGGGGTCAAGTAAATCTGAGGCGTAAAGAGTATTGCGATCCGTGCCAGTGCCGACAGCAAACAAGCGGTTGGTGAATTGTCGGATCAGCTTTAGGGCGGTCGGAGCCAAGGCAGACACGCTGGCAGTAGCCGTAGCACCGCTACCACCGCCGCCGGAGATGGTGACTGTCGGTGCGGATGTATAGCCAGATCCAGCAACAGTAACGGTAATGGCAGAAACTTTATTTGACACTACAGTTGCCGTGGCGGTAGTCGTAGTGCCGTAGGCTAAGTTAGGCGCGCCAACTGTAACAGTGGGGATGGAGGTATAGCCCGATCCATCGTTAGTGACTGTAATCGAAAGCACGCTTGTACCTTGCCGAAACGAGCTTGTGCCATCGGTAAACTGCAAGAAACTTGCGCCATCGGTGTAGAAGAGTTTGTTGTTAAACTGGGAAAAGTTTACATCCACCGCCCCGCTACTAACTGTGCCGCCTGTGGTCGCCAAGGTGGTTGCGCTAGTCGTTCTGAATATCTTGCCGTCACTAGCCAGTACAATCTCTTCGATGGTAGGCGTGTCAAAATAGTGCAACCCCTGTATGGATGAGCCGGTGGAGAATGTAGTCGAAACAGTCTCAATGCCCATGCGGGTTTGCAGTGTGCCGCTGGGGCTAATCGTCATGTTAAACAACTCGCTGGCTTGGTTGTTTTGGATTAGGTAAGGAACAATGCCAGAAACTTGCCCACCCTCAAACGAGCTTGATCCCGCTATGACCAAGACATCATCGGTGTTGTCGATGTAGTATGCCATAGCCGTGAGACTAAATGATCTCTTCGATACCTAAATCACCCAAGCCGACTGGGGTAATCTGCTTCATCCCGCCAACTTGGGACAACTCGTAATTGGCCATCGCCGCCAAATCGGCGTTAGCTGCCTGCGTGACAACTTGCGCCTTGCCGTACTGCCGTTCCCGCTCCAAGGCATCAGCGTGGGTCAAGGCTAAGACAACGTGACTGACATGAGGTAAGCGTAGTTCGTCGGCAATGGCGTTGGCAGAGGGAGGAAAATCTACGACTAGGTTGGTGCGGGTTAGGCACTGGAGCTTTTGCACTACTAAGAGCGTGTTGGTGCTGGTGGTGTCTAGTTTGGGGTAGAGGTCTAGCTCGGCAGTTCCGCTGGTGTTACGCCCCTTGAAATAGTAGAAAGCAGGNGTGCCAGTTGTGTCCTCGTCCAGCAAATTAGCGTCNTGGCTAACGATNGTAGCCAGATCCATCGCTTGAATTTCAGCATCATTGTAAGCTACCGAAAGAGGATTCTCCACGTTGGAGCCAAGGGAGACAGTCCTGCTGGCCGTGCCGACTGAGTAGGTGGAGGTAGTGACAGTCTCCCGCCAAGCAGCAAAATTCCAGACTCGGCGATAGTTTAGCGAAGCTGACTTTTGCAGGAAGGTAAGCGTATCGGCATCGGTCTTGCCAATCTTCTCGCCTGCGTACTGAGCGATTTCGGTTAGGGTCAAGCGGCCTCCAAAGCTGTAACTTTGGCTTCGAGGGTTTCGATCTTTGCAATGGCTTCTTTAAGAGCCGCAGTCAGAAGAGGCACAATCTTGGATTGGTCAATGCCCTGGTAGATTGGTTTTCCTTCAGCATCAACAGCGTCCTTCTCGCCAGTTACGCATTCTGGAACAATCGCCTGCGCTTCATGGGCAACAAAGCCGTCAACCTTATTCCCAGATTGATCCGCAATCCAATTAAAACGATAAACAGGAAGTTGCTTAACTCGATCAATCCCATTTGAAATTGGTTCTAGATTTGTTTTCAACCTGTAATCAGACGAAGTGTTATAGGCTGTTGCGGAACCGCTTACTGAAATGCTTCCTACTGCTCCATTCCCATTTATAAAAGATATTACAGTTGCCCCGCCAGTATAAGTTCCCAAACTAAATGAGCTTGCAGAATTAATCGGATTTCGTAGTAAAAGACCAGAAACAGAGGAACTTGGGCTTGCCGTGCAACCAACCAACACATTGCCACTCGAATCAATGCGGAGGCGGTCTGTGTTGTTTGTCCTAAATTCTAGGTCATGGTTTGTTGCCGATCCTACAACTGAATTAAGTGTTCCAGTTACAGTTCCGATTAGTGTTTCAATATCATTTGTTGTATCACGAATAATAATAACAGAAGAACCACCATTATAGACTCCAACTTTTGCTCCAGAAATTACTGGAGTTTCGGGTGAACCAACTGTTAGCAGTTGTGAAGGACTCGTATTCCCAATTCCAACATTCCCACTCGAATCAATTCTCATCGCCTCCGTTCCGCCCTCGCTAAACGCAATCGTGTCAGCGGCGGGGAAGAAGATGCCTGTGTTGGTATCGCCTGTGGGAACGATTGCTGGGGCTGCTGCTGTGCCTGTGCCTGTGGTAACAAGGGTTGTTGCGACTAAGGTTGGAATCGTTCCAGTAGTGCTGTTAAGAGTGGTAATCGTTCCAGTCGTGCTGTTTAGAGTGGTAATCGTGGCTGTGGGCAATGTGCCAGCAAAATTAGCCACAGTCATGCGTTTTAAGTTGCTAGAGTCAGAAAAGTCACCGAACAA